TGTTGGCTCAGTTGTTCCAGGTATTGGAACTGCTGTTGGAGCTGTTGTTGGAGCTGTAATTGGAGGAGCTGCTGGTCTTGTTGGATCGTGGACTGGTTCGCATAAAGGTAAAGCACAATTTATGCGCGATAACATTAGAGATGTGATGAAAGAAGGCAACATTCTTGATGCTAATTATCAAGGAACTCTTGCAGATGGATCGCTTTACGATTTCGGTAAAGATGGTTCACATATGAAATGGAAAGAAATTGACAAGGTTGCTGCAGCAAATCCTAACTCATGGAACTCTACCGTTCCGCTAACCGATGCTCTTGCTGCTTCTTATGGTCTTGTTGGCCAAAAAGCATCCGATGTTTCTGCGTGGTATGCAAAAGCTGCAGTAAGCAATGCACAAAATGATCCTCTAGCTGCAATTGCTAATGCTCAACACTTTGCTAGACAACAAGGAATCACTTTTGATTTAGTGAAAAGCAAGTTGGATGAAGCATTAGCAAAAGAACGTATTAATCAAAATCAATATGATTACTATTTAGGTGGTGCGCAACAACTTACCGCTGGAATTCAGCCGCAACCACAACAGCCACCGCAACAACAAAAACCTTGGCAACAAAGTAACGTACAACCAATGCCACGACCACGATTGTAATTTTTATAGAGGATAACTATGGCAACTAAACAACCAATGAAAGGCAATAAATTATCAGGAGCACTAGCTTCTATGCCACGTACTAGTGGTCCAAGTTCTTTCGTAGCACCTCGCGATGGGCAAATATATGCCGGGGGTTCACCTAATTTTGATGAGCGCACTGGACAGTTTCGACAGCCACCTCATTCTGGTAATCCAGTGTATATCCCGGAAAATCCGCAAATGCCTCCTCATTCTGGTGGACCAATTGGAATTCCAGAGAATCGTGGCCCAGTAAAAGGCCCAGGTTTTCAAGCTCCATTACAACGTGTTTCTCCTGGTATCTATCGTAATGCCAGTGGTGATCTTGTAAATTCATCTGGCGGACGTTTGCCTGGCAACGTTTATCGACAACCAGGATATGCACAGCATGATCCACGTCGTAATCAGCAGCAGGTAATCCAAGGAGCGTTGCAAGGAGTTGGTGCTGGAGCAGACGGATCATTGGGTGGGAATCTTCAGCCAATGCCTCGACCAGTATTGAATGATTATAGTCCAGCTTATGGAAACTTTGCTGGTGCAGGTCGTCCAATGCCTAGGCCCGTACTTGGACAATTACAACCACTTCCGCTTAATTATGGGACTGCTGAACAGGCTGACATGAATCCAGCATATAGAAACTATGCTAATCAACCTGCTGCTGGACAAGTAAATGCTCAGGTACAGCCATTCAATCCTAATACGCCACCACCACAACCAGGCATGCAGCTTCAATATGGAATGACAGGACAGCCTATTGGTTGGGGTTGGGGACAAAGCATAAGCTAAATAATATGCCATTTAGTAAACTGCCAGCACAGAGCATTTATAAGTTTGTTCCGCAGACCAATGGAAGCAACAGATATGCTAATCAGCCTATTGGTTCTTCCATGGTTTCTGCGCTTCAAAATAATCCTGCTCAGATGCAGGCAGTTAACCAACCGTTCAATCCTAACGATGAACAGCAAAAGGCATATTTAAGTCAGCAAGCACAAAGCCAAGGCGTACCGCATACGGTCGGAATGAATCCTAGTTCTGTAGGAAACGATCCATCGATGCAACAATCAACGACTGGAGCACAACAGCAAGCTCAAGAAATGAATGCTCCAATCAATGATCAGACGCCTTGGGTAAAGTCTGCAGCTCCTAATGCCTGGCAGCAAACAAGAGAAACACCACCAGATATCTCAAAGCGATTTGCTGGTGGTTATTTCAATCAATGGCAACCAGGCAACATCTGGAATCAAGCAATGCAGAACGCTCAATATCAAATGCCATACAATCCAAATTTGAAGAGGTAGCATGAGCTTTCAAGGCTATACAATGCCGCCACCATCGGGAGGATTGGACCTTATAACTCCTATCGATAACATGGAGCCAACTAGCGCTCTTGAGTTACAGAACATCTTTCCTGGTGCTGGTGCTCCAACTGTACGCCTTGGCTATCAGCAGTTTTGCGATCTGGGAGTAACTTCGCCAATTCAGTTTATGCATGAGTTTCCAAAGCAAGATGGAACTGCAGAATTGATCGCTGCTCAAGGTACTAAGATTTACTCAATTAGTTCTACTGGCGTTAAAACTGACGTTAGTAAAGTTGGTGGATATTCATCTGGCAAGTGGAATAAGGAGATGTTTGGTAATAGCCAATATGGTTATTACATGTATCTTGCTAATTCTTATGGCGACGCGCCACAAGTTTACAAAGGTGGTGGAGTTGCTGCTGCTAATATCAACGCAACGTGTCGTGGTGGATCTGTAGCTATAACTGAACTTTGCAATGTTGCTGCTTATCGTACTCGCTTATACTTTGTTCAGCGAAATACGATGACCATGTGGTACGACAAGACTGCTGGCGCTGTAATGACAACAGCAGCAAGCACGCTTGATAGCTATGATTTTAGCGGTATCTTTAGACGTGGTGGGTATCTTCTCTTCACTGGTAGTTATACAAACCAGAGTGGAGTAACGTCACAAGATTACTTCATGGCGGTTTCCAGCGAAGGCGAAATCGTTATGTACTCAGGTTCGTCTCCTGATGCTACTGCTTCAGATGCAGGTGGGGCGTGGAATCTAGTCGCGCACTTTATTATCGGTAAGCCACTTGGACAAAAAGCATTTATCCGAATCAATCAAGATATTTGGATTATTACGCAGCAAGGTATTGTCCCAGTATCGGCACTATTTCAAACAGATCCAGAACAAGCGCTCACTGTTGTAAGCTACAAAATTAACCCACTGATTTCTCAATATGCAACACAAGTTGCTTTAAGCGAGATGTGGACTGGATTCTTCTATCCAGCCGGTCGCAGAGTTTACATTATTTTGCCAGATTCAACTTCTACTGCAACGCTGCTTGTTTACAGCATTGATTCTAAATCATGGACGCAATTTCAATTGTATACGAGCGAACACTCTATTGCTGCTTGCAAATACAATAACCTTCCGTTCTACGGTTCTAATAGAGGCGTTGTATACCAAGGCGAGACTGGTTATGCCGATAATGTAGTAAGTGGAAGCGCGGGAGAGGCAATTACATTTGCAGGTAGAAGTGCGTTTTCCTTCTACGGCTCTCGTGGCAACTACAAAGCGTTCAAAGATATTCGGCCAATTATCAAAGCAAAGCGTGGATTAACGCTTCAGCTTGGACTTGATACTGACTTTAAGCGGCAATCGATACTTACCAATGTTACTAGTCCAGTAAGTATATTTACAGCTTGGGGAGTTCGTTGGGGCGTAGGTGCTGGCACGATAAATCCATACACTGGTTTACCATTAACTGCGTACTACCAGCCGTGGTCTGGAGATGTCGAATATATCTTTGATCGGTATGCAGTAGCCGGGCAAGGACACTGCGCAGCAATTAGGTTTGGAGGCAGTATTAAAAACTCTCCGTGTCAATTTATAGGCTTTGAAATAAGATACGATTTGGGTGGGCAAGTATAATATGGCAACAGCACCAACACGAACAGCAACAGCAGGCAACAAGGCTACTAAGTCGAGTGGAGCATTGAGCACTGCACCAACTTCAACTACTGATGATAAGACTAAGTGGAAGAAGCCACCTACGCATAGATATAAAGGCGTATGGGTAGACGACAAAGGCTACCGCGTTGACGGTTATGGCCGACGTTTGCCTGGTCAAGATAAGCCATTCCAAGCAATCAAAGAAACTAAAGCTCCTGGAACTAAACCAGTAGGCATTCCGGGTGCACCAAAAGGCTCTGCAGAGGAAAAGTTTAGAAACCTTTCACCAGAACAGCAAAATAAAGAAGTATATGGATCGGCTGGTGCTCTTTATGATCAAGCTATGGCGCAAGCTATGCAGTACGATCCAAGCAAGTTTAATTACCAAGGACAGCTTGACCAAGCTCGCGACGTAGCAATGAAGCAATTCCATATGTCTATGGATCCAGAGTTTGCTAGGCAAGAAGCAGATTTCAATCAGCGTATGCTTGAGCAAGGCATTGATCCAAATAGCGGATCTTACCAAGCACAATATCGTGCAATGAAGAACGCTCAGAATGAAGCGCTCCAAAGTGCAATGACTAATGCGTTCACTGCTGGTGCTGGATATGAGCAGCAAGGATGGCAGCAACAAATGCAAAATGTGATGATGCCTGGACAACTATGGCAGCAGTTTGAAAAACCATACGTTACTCAATACGCGACAGAGGCTGAAGCAATTCAAGCTGAAAAGAATCGTCAAGCACAATTGCAAGCAGCACGTATTGGTGGTGGATCTGCCGTATCGGCTGCTCAAATTGCCGCTAATGCACAAAGAGATGCTGCAGCTATGCAAGCTATGCAAGGTTATGGTGGGCAACCACAAGTAAATCCATGGGCTGCTGCTGCTCAAGGTGTTGGCACAGGTGCTGGTGCTGCTGCAACTAATTGGGCTTTAAGATAGGTGATTTATGGCTGATGCAACATATCCAAATACATTAGCGACTGCTCTTGGTGGTCTTCGCGTAACTGGCGCAGAGAATCCGTGGGGTATGGGATTGATGACGCTTAACCAAGCGGCACCAGCTCTATATAATCCTTATGGCAGCACTGGTTCTAATTTTGGTATTGCTATTGGCCAAGGTCTTCTATCTGCGCTTTTAGGTTATCAAGCTAAGCGACAAGCAGTAGAAGAATCAATTCAAGCAAACGATCTTGCAACTCAGTTGCTTAATAAAACTGCAGTAGATCGCTCTGCGTTCCTTAAGAGTCTTGCGGAACAAGATACTCCTACAAATGTAATGAGTCGTTTAACAGAGCTTAATCCGATCCTTCTTCAAAATGAGATTGCAACAAAAGCAGATCAAGCTGCAGCACGAAAAAAGCTAGAACAAGAAATTGCGTTGGAATATGTAAAGCAAACTGGAAACCTTCCAAGTGGTTTTGAAAGTTTACAACCATTAGCAGTAACAGCACCAACAACCATACCAACTACTCCAGCTATGTCTGGACTTAATCCTAAACAACAGCGAGAGGTACAACAAAAAGTTGCAGAACAAGAAATTGTTCAAGGTCCGCAACGTCGTCAAGAGGCAATTGATAAAGAGCGTCAAGCTTTAACAAAACAAGGCGAAAATGCTACGCAAATTGCAAACATGTATAATTCTATCGAAGAGTTGATGTCACAAGATAGCATTGCTGCGGATAATGAAATTGCGCGATTAGGTACAAAGATTGGAGATCCAACTTCTATTGTGTCTCCATCGGAAGCAAAAGCAAGAATCAGCGTACTTCCAGTTATTCAACAATATGCTCAAGAGCTACAACAAGTTGCTAGCGGTAAGTCGCGACTTACGGATGATGCTCGCGCTGACTTGCTAAAAGCGTTTAAGGTATATGTTGATGCTTCTAAATCTTCTTATGCTTCGCAAGCTGAACTTGCTAAGAATCGATTGATTGCAAATAAACATATTGAACCAACAGATACGCAAATTAATACAAAAGTATTGCCATTTGAGTTACCTGATAAAACTGCAAGCGAAAAAGCTATTGACCGTCTAGTTGAAATAAAAAAGACAATAGCAGCCAGCTCAGATCCACAAGAACGAAAAAATCTAAAAACAGAAGCAAACAATCTTGTTATTCGCTATGGGCGAGTTTGGCAAATAACACGAGGACAAAAGGCACAATAACATGGCTGAGGTAGATCCTTTTGCACTATTAGCAGATATCAACACAACTGCTACAAGCGCGGCACCATTTCCATTGTCTCAAGCTGATCAAGCGAAATACGATGCTGTGCAAAATGAAATTGCTGCAAATAAAATTAAGACTGCTGCGCAGCAAGACTATGTAAATAGACTTGATAGAAGTGCAGCTATTCTTGGTGGTATTAGTCAAGGTCTTAACCCATTTGCAGATGAGGCAATCGCTGGTATCAAATCTCTTTTATATAACAAGCCATACGCTGAAACGATAAAAGAAGAGCAAGATTTACTAAAGCAGGTTGAGGCACAATCTCCAACTGCATATAACGT